AGATTTTCCTAGTCCAATGAACTCTTCTGGATGCACCATCAAATATTCTATGTCAGAAACATTTGTGGTAGCATGAAATTTTTTCTGGGTCCTTAATCTATTAGAAATAATAACAGGGTGATTCTTATGTTTTTTTGCCCAAATTGATTGTTTTGCCAATTCTAATTCATCCTCTATGGTTAAATTTATGTTAACTCTATGATATTTAAGTTTCCCAAGAGAATTCATTTTGTCACCTTGTTCTTTGTTAATGTTTAGCATTGCTTGAATCACTTGATCATTTAAAGGTGTTTCATCGCATGCCACTTTGCCTTGTCTTGCTTCCTCAATCACATGATCCCATAGTCGACACATTGTATGATCATCATAACTCCCTGATGGTAAATTAGACAAGCTTGCATCATCTGCAGTAACGTCTACAGCCCAGTATGGTATCTGAACTACTGATTTCACATTTGTTCTCGTTTTATCAGACTCTTTAAAAGCATCCAATTTCCATTTTCGAACATTTTCATTGATTTCATCAAATTCTTTTTGCAAGAAAGTCTGAGCATTGAACATCCATTGTTCATCATTCATGTTGGGATCCTTTTCTTTTGCTTCAAGAAAACATTGAATGTACCATTCAGTTGCCATCTCCTCAGTCCATTTTGATGGAAGTGGAGTTTTCCCCATCAAGTTCATATATTCTTTGTATGTTTCTTCTGAAATATAACCTTTTTCAGTGGAAAAATGCCTATTGATTCCCATCAAATATGTTTCCAATAGGGCTTCATCTTGTCTTGTGAACATCTCAATATCTTCTGTTACTAATCCATTGACTACTAAATAATTGTCATAGATTGATATAGCCAAACAATATCTGGCAACTAGCTCATCTACTAAGTTCTGTGGTAAAATACAGTTTGCAACTGTTCCTTCTCTGGAAACCAGAATATAAACTTCGGCATAGTTTGATAAATTTTGTGCTGCTACCCTTTTTATGAAATTCCCATGATATTTCATTCTTTTTTCTTCTGCCCTCATTACCCATACTGATTCACTTGCATGTCTGCATGTTGTATATTCGGCCAATCCCCAACCATCTACAATTGGCTTTAGATCATCTGGGGTATCGTGATCATGACCATCATTTAAACTACCAATCAGTGATAATGGTTGGTCAGTAGTGTCAGATAGTACCATAAACGTGAAATCATGTATGAAATTATTCAGTCCATGCCTTTGAGATCCATAATAAGTGATTGAATCTCCTGTGATTGATTGAGACCTATTGTCATCATCTGCTACTACTGGTGCAAATTCTAGTGTCAAACTACTGCGATCTTCAGAAGGTTCACAATTAATACAATTCGGCATTATCAACCGGCGTGCTACTCCATTGTAAGCAAATGGTGTTAATTCTGAATCGGAATTAACATTATTCACATTGCTATCGAGCAGTCGTTGAAGAATGTTACCTGTGCTCCAATCTAAATCGTCTTCGAAATGTATGGCATCCATAATAGATTGTTTGATATATCAATGTATTCCTG